GCCAAAGACTGTAAAGTCGCCGCAGATGGCAATGCCGCGCCCAGAGAGACGCCCAGAGAGCCGTTGACGATGTTTTGTGTGGCTTTAGCGCTGACAGACGCGACCCCACTCAGGCCTTTGCTGTTCGCCGCCTTGGCCTTACTGAAATGTGCCTTCGTTGTCGCCTTTACGTTTTGGAGAAGCTTTGCCAGTCGCCGCGCTCTGTAAGTCGGCCCCACGCCTGTTGGGTCAATCTTTTCCAACTGCTTTTGGATGGACAACCCAAGATCGTCCAGAATGTCTAGAACTTTGACAACCTCACTCTGCTTTAATCTTTCTAAATTTATCGCATGAATGATCGAAAGGTCTTGAACCTTATCGCTTACGTTCAAAGTAGTCGGGGCGATCTTGGGCTTGAGCATTTAAGTCACTCCGCTGCAATGTCGATTGGGTCAGTTTCCTCTAGTTCCTCGGCCTCATCCTCTACGATATCGTCACGATCTAGTTGCGTTTCCTGATCGATCTCGTCACGAATATCTTCAATATTGGCGTCTGGTCTGAGCATTTCACCGCGCTGCAAGTTGTAAAGCATGTCGGCCTGACCCATTGCGCCAGCTTGCCAAGCTTGAACAAGTGCTGTGAGTTCTTGCGGGGTCAATTTGGCGTCCACGAAGTCTTTGTTCAGTTCAACACTGATGTCAGCGTCTACGCCTTCCCACTCAGCCATCCACTCAAGCGCCTTGGCAAGCCCCTGAGACACGGTTTCCGCAATCGATGACAAGATGCTGCTCTCGCCACTTCCGCGTATTCTGAGCGTTTCTGCGGCCTCTGCGGTTCGCTTGCTTTCCTCAAGAAGCTTTGCACCCAAGAGCGCCATCATGGCTTGCTTGCGATCCAGTGATTTCTCAAGAAACGAAAGACCCGCCCCAGTATATTCGAGCATTCCTGTTGATGCGCCATCGCTCAAGAACCAAATCGTCCCAGATCCGATAGACCAAGCGGCGTTCTCTGCGTTTTTCTGGCCCACGATATAAGGCGTTGGGCTTGATGTCAGATAGTTGCCCTGCTCTAAATCAGCCTGTGTGCGGTAATGTGATAAATTTACATTTACCAGATCCAGAATTGGCGACTTATCAACGGGCGGCGTCAGATCGTTTGGAGATATGAAGATGAAAGGGATGTAATCTAAACGCTCACCACGCTTTTTCGGCTCATAGCTCTCAACCGCTGAATAAACCAGATCGCCGCCAGCATCTTCGCCTTCCTCATAAACGCTGACCTCGTAGCCTTCTTCTGTTAAATTTAAAACCCGATAGACGTTGTAGAACTCTGTGCCAAAACCATCAGCTTCGGCCCGTTGGCGTTCTTCGTGCAAGATAACCTGTTCAAGCTTTTCCATCCCATCGTCGTTGACGGTGCGCCAGTTGATAATGCTTTCCGCTGGGTAAAGCCTCAGATATGCCTGACCGTCCTCACCCGTTGGGCGATCAACCAGAACACCGCAGCGCCCCATTGAGATTGTTTCCTCGACAGTCATCTTTGCAAAGTTTGCGAACGGCAACCCTGTCAGCGTCACGTTTTCAAGCAGAGGCTCAATGCGTGATGGAATGTCAATGATCGGCTCTTTGCGAAATATCGCACCGACAAGACCCTGCACCGTTCGACCTGACGCACCATAAAACAAAGACCTTTTGAGATATTGTTTATAGTCGTAGCTGTCCTGACCCGCTGGCTTGGGCAAATGCTCGCCCTCTGCGGCCTTGATCGCGTCCTCACCAGCAATCGCGTCACGAATGCGCTTCCACTGTGATTTATAGATTTCATATTCTCTGTGTTGTGAATTTACTGGCATGATGATCCCCTAGCCAAAATAATTTGCAATCTTGATCGGGCCTACAGCCTGATTTCCGTCAATCGGATGCATTTCATGGATGAGATAGCCAACGGCGTCTGCCATGTGATCCAAGCCAGAAGTCTTGTCGGGCATACTTGAGCCTTCTTTGTAAATTAAGCCTTCGAGCGATTTTATGAGGTTTTTGCACCGTTGATCGATGAAGAGGCGTCTTTCGCCATCGCTATTGCAGAGCATCGCGTTCACCTCGTTGATGCGATCCACAATCGGCGGGGCTTTGTTACTTGCCACAACGTCGAAGCCGTACCCTTCCAGAATACTGAAATCTGTCTGACCCACTGCCGCACTTGTCTTTCGCGCTTTGCCGCTGGGGTCTGGATAAACGACTATGTGCCGCCCATTATAGCGACCTTTTATCTCTTGCGCCATCAAATCTGTATTGGCGTCTGGAATGCTGATTTCATCTATTGCCCAGATCTCATTGCCAGCCTCGACACAAACCACCGCCGACATGGGGTTGATGTTAAAGTCCATGCCAATGTGCAGCGTCCCGCCTGTGTCCTCGCAATCCGCTAAATTGAATGATCTCTCAAAGGCGTGATAAACGCGGCCCCCCTGCGTCTCAAATGAGGCCTCAAACTCTTGTCGGAAAAGCCTGATGTCCATGCTGCGCTTTGCCGCTTCGATCTCTGACGGGGCAACCCTGCCGCCCTCTATGGTTCTAAATCTAAAAGCTTCCCAGTCGGGCTGCTCATTCGCACCAGAGAACAGGTCATAAAACCAGTTATAGCCTTTGGGAGTGCCACAGAATACAGCGCGACCATTCTTGTCGGCAAGGGCAGGGCGCAGCACGGCTGTCCATGTCTCAGGGTTCACGTCTTGGATCTCGTCGATAACCAGAAAATCAAGACCAACACCACGAAGGCTGTCGGGATTATCAGCGCCACGCAGAGCAATAATAGACCCATTGATAAGTTCGATCCGAAGATCGGTTTCATCTTTTTTTTGGATTTCATGCTGCGGCACATGGTTTTTTAAATCTTTCCACATGATCTGACGCGCCATCCGATATGTCGGCGCAACGTACCAACACACGTTGTCAGCGTTCGATCTAGCGCGTTGATACAAGATAAAGCGGGATAAGAACGACTTACCAGTTCGCCGCCCAGCGACCAGCACACGAAACCTAGAGCGCGACTGAGCAACAAGGGCTTGAGGCCTTGAAAGCTGGATGACCTCTTCACTGATTTCGGATTGCATCAAGGTCAACAGCCTCTCCCTCTATGACGGGGGCTTCAATCTTTTGTGGTGCAATGTTTATCACGGTTGTTGTTTCGCTATTGTCGCGCCAGCCCATATGAACCTTCGACCAATAAATGGCTGCTTGAACATTTCCCTTGAGCGCTTGCTTGAAAAGTGAACCCGCGACTTGGACGTTTGCTTGCTCTCTTCCAAACTCCAGTTGTGGCGCGTAATATTTCCGCAGCGTTTTCGTGTCGATCTCTAGGCAGTTCGCCGTTTCCCGCTGGTTGAACCCACTCGCCATGCATAGCTTTACAAGGTTCTGCTTCTCGGAAGTTGGTGCGTGTTCCTTGCGTCCCAGCTTTTGGGGGATTTTCTTAGGC